ATCGTCTAAAAGGCGATTTTCCTCAGTAAAGTTTAATTGGTTTTTAAAAAGTGGTTGACAAGGTATTTCGGATGGTTTAATATTTGTCTTGATCATTGTTAATTCCTTTTTTTGGGTTAACATTGGCCTTGATCATCATTACCTCCTTTTTTTGAGTTATCATTAATGATGGTTTTTATCCCCGATCTGGTTAATCGGGGATCAGATTGTTTCAGCCGGTTCCTTTAACCTCCTTTTCAAATCGGCTTGACGATCTCTGATTTGGTTTTTGCTTTTCTCTTTTCTGCTTTATGTACCTCCTCCGGTGAGGGAGGTCTTGTCAGCCCCCCTCACCCATCTCTTTTAGTTCTATCTACGATTTTTACGCACAATATTCCCATTTTATCATAATCCAAGATAATGTCAATGTATTTGTATGTCCCTGATATGTAAGGGTTTAAATTACAGGTTTTTGAAGGATCTTACGGAATTGCTATAATAGCGTGAGAATACACCTTGAAACTTCTGTAGATTGGCTAACCTTGCGCCTTTACGTATGTGCTTGAATGGTAAAATTGGTTTGGGTTCATTTCGGTAGGTCAGGATGAAACAGACCAGCAGAAGATGTAATAATTCATCCATTGGCATTAGGGAATTACTGACTTTTTTACAAGTTTCCTGGGCCAGTAGATAGATCTCCGGTTCAACATTGCAGGTCAGTAGAAAGCCATTTTTAGTGTCGATGTTTAGGCAATTTTCAGGGCGGTTTAGGATGGTTCGTATAAGTCTTTTACATCGATATTTGGTGGCGATTCCATCATAATTCAGGTTCATCCTTTCCAACATTACCTCTTGAAAATTTCTTAAAAATGGTGTATCAGGCATATTAAATCTATCAATTGATTTGGTTTTCATAAAATCCTCTTGACATATCCATTGGAAATAATTTAAAATAATGACACATTATTGAATAATCTTATTTTACAATTGGTTGGAGGTTAATATGAATGGCTAAAAAACTCAATTTGAAGGTCAAACCTGACAAAATTTCCAAAACCATAGGGGATACCCTTTTAAAAAGCAAGATCTGTTTGTATATGGAGCGTGGTTTATCCGTTGAAGATGCTCTAAAGCTTACAGGGATAAGCAAATACAAGCTTTCTGTTTTACGTTCCGATCCTGAATTTGAAGACTTTGTTGTTGCCTGTTCTCTGAAGTGTGAGGCCGATAATTTGGGCAATATTAGAGAAGCTGGAGACATGGGCCAGTGGCAAGCTTCAGGATGGCTCCTTGAGCGTTTGTATCCCGAAAAATACGGAAAAAAAGATACGGTACGGCATGAGTATGAATTGAAACTCAATTCGTTTATTCAATTGGTGTTTAATGCTATTAATGAGCTTGATTCTCATGTCCGATCTTCCATTTACGGAAAACTCAGAGACCTTGATGTTCAATCAGAAGTAATTAATATGCAGCAGATGAAAGAATTAACTTATGTACCGGAGACAATGGCTAAAAAATAATGGATGCTGCATTTAATCAAGAAATAGGAACTTTCCTAAAAAGTAAAGTAGCTCATTTGCTTGATGCTATTAACGTTGAATTTGAGGATATGGTTCCTAAAAAATCTGAGTGGTTCGTTCAACAAATTTTAAAAGATACCAGAGGAAGAATAGTTAGAAATGAAGCGGTTCATAATATCATGCACCGCTTTATGCGTTTTGCCCGATCCAAAGGTTTTAATAGATACCTTGTATTGGGAGCATTCGGTCATGGTAAGACTGAGCAGTTATGCACAGGTTATGTTTTATATCGAATTGCTGAAAATCCAAATATCCTCATAAAACTTGTTCATGTTTCTGAAACTGAAGCAGTAAAAAGATGTAGAGCAGTTAGAGATTACATTCAGAAGGATGAAGATTTCAAAAGAGTTGCCCCCCACATTATTCCTACCGCTATTTGGGGTTCCCAACGCTTCATTGTCAAAAGATCAGCAATGCTAAAAGATGGGACGTGTGAAGCTTATGGTATTCAATCAACAGCCATTGGTGGACGTGCTAATCTTATTATTTTTGATGACCCCCAGGATCTTAAAACCGCAGTACTTGAACCTACCACAAGGGTTAAAATTGAAGACATATTTAAGAATATCTGGTTAACCCGTTTGATACCACAAGATTCAGAAGCATTAGTTATGATGAATAAGTGGCATGAGAATGATTTAGCTGGATCAATTCAAAACAATCCAATATGGTCGTGGATGAGTATTGCTGTTGCAGAGAATAAGGATGGTCTCATATATGAAGATTCTTTTGGCAGGAAGATGCTTTTTCCTGTTTGGTCATTGTTTAATGAAAAAGATCTTTTAATAAAACACCAAGAATTAGGTACAAGAGACTTTGATCGTGGTTATCGTTTAATACCTTACACCGATTCAGATAAAACCTTTGCACATTTCCTCAAGTGTTGTCACTACGGAGTAAAGCCTACCTCAATCATTGAAGATCCTACCAATTGGTTTTTTATTGGTGGTATCGACTTTGCTGGATTACGTAGACCTGGAACGGTATTAGTGGTTCTTGCGGTTCATAAAAAAACGGGTATGAAAATTCCTTTAGAGATTGATAGATTAAGAGGTACAGGTGAATTGATTCCTCTTATGATAAAATACTTTAGGAAGTATGGTTGCGAACTTTATAAAGCGGAAAACAATGGTGTGCAAGAAGCAATCATTGATATGCTTATTTCATCTTTAGGAGATGAAAAATTTAGACGTTATGGAATCAGAGTAGAACCATTTTTAACCGGACGCAATAAAGCTGATCCAATTACGGGTTTACCATCCATTGATAAAGAATTTGAAAATCAAGAATGGATGTGGTGTTTCAGAGATAAACCTGAAGTTGGAAATATTGATGAACGTGATCCTTGGCATGTGGCCTATCAAGAATTTAAACATCATCCATTTTTTGAGACTTCCGATATAGTAATGGCTTCCTGGTTTGCAAGAGAGGGAGCAAAAGAACTATTTCGTGGTAGTCTTGGCCCATCTATTTATTGATGTGTTATTCCGTAATACGGTAAAAAACACAGCATTAGGAGAAGGAATATGAAAATCGGCCCTTTTGAGATTTCCTATGGAAAGAAATCATATAATGATTTAGTTACAATGATGCGGAGGGAAAAATCCGGTAGTGTTACTAATTTAAAAACACAACCAAGAGTTCAATTAGCAGAATACAAATCATGGGTTTCTTCTTGTGTGAGTTTAATTTCAGATCGTATTTCTACCCTGCCCTATTCTTTTTATAATAAAAATACGGGGGAAGAATTAACCACTAAGAATAAAGGGTTTCAGATTTATACAAAACCATTTCGTAGTCCTAATGATATAATGAGTTTTCGGTTTATTAAAGCTTTTTGCCAAATTCAATTAGACATGTGTGGAATGGCTTTTGTCTATATGGCAAGAAATAAATTAGGGCAGGTATGGGAGCTTTGGCCTTTGAATATGAATGATTTTATTAAGGTTGATGTTTCCGATGACCTTGTTAATCCTTCAGTTAAATATCAGTTTAAAAGTGGTACTGGATTTATTGATTTTGATATAAGTCAATTAATATGTTTGACTTATGTTCATCCTCTTAATCCTTACATTGGTGCATCTCCGATTCAATCACAAGCTTATGCCCAGGATATTGATTCTTACATAGAGATTTATGAAAGAGACTTTTTTAAGAATTCAGCCCGAATTGATTTTGCTTTGACTACCGATGAAAAGATAGATCAAATGAAGGCTGATGAATTAAAAGAACGTTGGAGAGAAAAATATCAGGGATCATATCATGATGTAGCTGTTTTAGATTCGGGTTTAAAGCCAGTACCTGTGTCATATGCAAACCGTGATTTTGAATTTTTAAACCTTGCCAAATGGACGATGGAAAAGGTTTTTGCTGCTTATAGAGTTCCTAAGTCAAAGTTAGGGTTTGGAGATAACGGTAGGTCAGGTGATGTACAAAGTGATATTTCTTTTAATAGGGAATCAGTACAACCACGATTATCTCTTTGGGATGAAGAAATTACCAAAGAGGTAATGCCTTCATTTAATGAAAACATTGAATTTAGACATAAGAATCCTATTCCAAGAGATCGTTTAATTGAAGTACAGGAGGGAAGAATTCATGTTGGTTTACCGACAGTAACAATAAATGAATTCAGAGAAAAAACACATCAGCTTGAAGCTGTTAATGGTGGTGATCGTGTCTTTATTCCAAAAGACATGGTTCCATTAGATAGAATAGATGAAGTGATCGATGCACAGATTTTAGCTCAGACAGCAACGGATGATGAGGACGATGATCGTGATGATGAACCTGATTCTCATGTTAACCCCGATGGTTCAGATGATAGGGATGATAACCCCACCGATGGTAGATCTATTGATTTATTGGGTAATGGTCATTTTAAAATTGTCTGTGATGCTGTTAGGGAAACAATAAATGATTATATCAGAAGTAACCTGTCTCCCACTAAAGAAAAACCTGATTTGAATTATGTCGATGAAAAAACTCTTGAGAATAGTCTTAAACATGTATTTGCTGATATAATTATAGGTATGGTAGATCATATGCTTGACTACTTTGGAGAAAAAGCAATCTATAAAGATGTTGATTTGGTAGATTGGATAGCTCCAATTTCGGATAAGGTGGTAGTTGAGTATAAGAACACTTTAACTAAAAATCCTAAATGGAAAGATGAAAACTGGAATGTTTATTTCAATGATCAATTGGATTCTAATCCAAGATTATCTAAAATAACAAATTCCTTATCCAGAGCGTGTATTAATTACGCTAAATGGTTGATCCTTAGAAACCACAATTCTGAAATGTCATGGATTGTGAATAGTAATGAATGTGGGCATAGAGGTAAATTGAAGGATAATATTTCTAAGGATCAGTTTCAGATTGGGAATATGAAGCTTCATTTTCCTAATGAAGTTTTAAATTTCTCATGTGATTGTACATTAACTGAAAATAAATTATTGGATAAGGAGTAAATTATGTCTTATGATATTTTAGCAAAAGATGGTCGCCCGATTAAAAAAGATGGTGATCCGGTAAAGGCAATGGATTACACGGTGGAGAAGATTGAACAATTGGATGATTCTCTTAAAACCTTTATTGCCGTGGCCTCCACTGAGGATGAGGATAGGGACAAAGATATTATCCGTCAGGAAGGATGGGATTTGAAGAATTTCAAAAAGAATCCTATGATTCCCTGGAGTCATAACTATTGGGGAATTCCAATTGGTAAGTCTTTGAAAACGTGGGTTGATAAAGATTCTAAAAAGCTTTTATTCAAACCTCAGTTTGATATTAACGATGAAGATAGTATGAAGATCTTCAACAAATACAAAAATGGTTTTTTGAAATCTTTCTCCGTTGGTTTCAGAGGACTTAAATATGAGTATCGTGATGATGATGATCGATGGTGGGGAGGAATTGAGTTTCTTGAGCAGGAACTGCTTGAAATTTCCGCAGTAACAATTCCTGCTAATCCCAATGCTACTGTCAGTTTGAATGGTGCTGATGATGCTGCTGGTAGAAATCTTATGCAATTGGGTTATGCCACACATTTTGCTAAAACGGATAGTGGTTTGTTTTATCCGGTACGTCAGCAATTAGCTGAATATCATACTCCTGAAGTTAAGGAGATTGATGATGTTGAGGGTGTACGGAGTGTGTATGCTCTTTCAGTTGAATCAGATGATGATCCGGTTGCCGTGGGTTATTACTTTGATCCTGAGAAATGGGAAATTCCCGAAATTCAAAAATGGGTTAAAGAAAATAATGAACCTACTTACAAACAGTTTTATTACAAATGGGAAGAAACGGATAAGGATTTTGAGGTTAATGTAGAGGAAGAAGAAGTAGATCTTCCTGTTTATGATGACCTCAAAGTATTGACAACTGAAGATGTTCCTGGTCATGATAAGGAACCTGATCCTGCTGTTTGTCCTGCCCCGAAAGATGATAAGGGTGATATTAACGATACGGAAAAAACACTGGATGATTATTTGAAGGAAATAAATACAGTCTTTGAGAAAAACCTGGGAGCTATTTCAAATGGTATGGAAAAAGCTGTTGGGAAAATACTTGGAGGCTTATTGGAAATTAAATCATTGCTTAATGAAAAAACCATTGATTCTGATGGAAATGTATCGGATAATAAAAGCAATGATGATTTAGCTCCTGATGACGATGATAAACATGATTCAAAATCCGATGATGACATTGAATTGGATGATTCATTGCTTTCCCCTGACAATGATAAAACCAATGACGATGACATGATTGAATTGGATGATGATTTGTTATCCGATAAGGAAAATGCTAAAAATGCGGTTAAATCTGTGTTTAGTGAAAAGCTGAAGGAAACGTTAAAAGAAGTAAGAGATTCTTTTAAAATCGAAATTTAATTTTAATTTTTCATAGGAGGATATTTCAAATGAAACTTAGTAAAGAAGAACTGGTAAAATTGTTGAAAGGCCAAGTTGCCGATGCTTTGGGAGGAGATGAGTTTTCGGATATGGTCAAGGACACCGTTCAGCAAATGATCAAAGATTTGCAGGAGGATGTTCAAGTTCCTTTTCAGGCAAAGGATGTTAACAAATACCTTGTGGCTAATCCCACTTTGAAAATTGATGGTGGGATCATGAGTACGCCGCAAGGATCTGTTATCAATCTCAACAACAAAAGCAATCCGTGGGTGCAATGCTCTGAGAATATGACTGAGTGGGCAAAGGACTTTGCTACTTATCTGAAAACAGGTATTGTCAGCAAGTTTATGTCGGAAACCATCGATGATGAGGGTGGCTACCTTGTACCGGAAGAATTCCGCAACATCATGATCATGTATGATGCAGAGGACACGCTGGTATGGCAACGGTCAACCGTGTGGCCCATGAATGGTGAGAAGATCCAGTTTCCAAAGCTCAATCAGAACCCCGATGTGCAGGATGTAGGTTTTGATAACTTTGCTGGAGTCACCTTTGGGTGGGTAGAAGAAGGTGGTGAGAAACCGGAGACCGAACCCACTTTCGGCATGGTTGAAATGATCGTGCATGAACTTGCCGGTTACACTGAAATCACCAATACCCTTTTGGATGACTCAGTTATCAATCTGGTGAATTATCTTACCAGACTGTTCAGGGCCGCATGGTACTGGTACACCGACAAGGCTTTCATCCAGGGAACCGGAGGCAAACAACCTCTTGGTATTCTCAACGATCCTTCGATCCTGAGTGTCTTCCGTCAGACCGCCGATACCATTGAAGTGCAGGATGTTTTGAACATGGAGTCCCGTATGCCAGCGGTTTTCGATAGCAATGCTGTTTGGTTTATCACCAAGCAGGGACGTGCTGCTCTCCGTGGTCAGACTGTGACTTCCTCCTCCAAGGAACTTGTCTTGCAGGAAATGTACACCGATCTTGCCAAAGGTTATGACATGACGATCCTGGGCAAACCTGCATATCTTGCCGATGGTAAAATTCCTGCTCTTGGTTCAACCGGCGATCTTATCCTGGGAACCTGGACTTGGTATTACATTGGTTTCCGTCAGGACTTCAGCATGGATTCCTCACGCCATTTCAAATTCCGTAATAACAGAACGGCCCTCAGATGTTCCGGTCGCCTTGATGGTCAAGCAGCTATTCCCCAGGCGTTTGTTGCCCTGGATGCAGCCCTTTCCTAATTCTAATTAGGACTTGACTTCTTAACTAAAAATTAATTTTTAAATAACACATTACGGAGGAAAAAATCATGTTTGATATGTTGAACAATTACAAATTCGGGTACTTCCAACATGCCGTTTCGGATGCTGCTGGTGCTGCTGCTAATGCACCGGATGATGATGGTATTGACCTTTGGGCCAGTGTTCAGTTGCCCAACAGTGTGCTTATCATGGCTGATGTTGGTTCTGTTGGTACTGATGGAACTTTGGATCTGATCATTCAGGATTCACCAGATCAGTCTACATGGGATGCCGATTTCATTACGGTAGCCCAAATCACCGCAGCCGGTCTCTATCTCATTGAGGTGTATGATCCCAATCGTTATATCAGAGTCAATGCCAATGTGTCTGTTGATGCCGTGGTATGGGCTTGCCTGTTCATGACTTATGAGAATCAGCGCAGACCTGTTACGCAGGTAGGAACTTCACCTACCTTAACATATGGTACTGGAAGAAAACCCAAGGTATCAGCAACCTAATTTCGGTTTGATGTAAACATTTTCGATGTTAAACTGGATAAGTGTTTCCAAGGGGTACAAGTCATCCGGTTTGTACCCCTTTTTTTTGAAAGGCGGTTAATTATGAGAAAAGATTACAAATTGACAGATCGGGGATTAATCAGAAGTTTTGGTAAAATTGATGTTACTTTGGATGAGACAATTGGAAATCGTTTTGTTAGTGAAGGAAAAGCAAGAAGGGCAACAGTACCAAGTTCCCCAGGAGAAAAAAGGTTGTATGGCCCCCCTTCTCATAAAGCGATATTTCATCCACCGGAGGAAAAAGCATTTGAGGAATTTGGTGATAATGGTGTTGCAAGGTATCCTGGGGTTAAAGATAGACTGTTTCCTCACATTGCAAAATAAGAGGTAATCATGGCCTTAAATAAAAATGCATTAATAGATAGTACATATTATTTTCAAATGTCAGATGATGAAGCTTTGCTTGAGGATGAAAGAGCAAAGAACATGATTGAAGATACGATTAATGCCGTATCTACTCAATTTGAAAAATTCTGTAATCGTATTTTAGTAGAAAGAACATTTACACATGATATTGCTGATACTGATAACTACGATTTAAGTCTTCTTCATTATTGTGTTTTTGATGCCCCCAAATTAGCTTCTCTCTTTCTTCCAACCTACCCTGTAACAACTTTAACTAAACTTGAGATAAGTGGTGTTGAAATTTCGGCAGCAGCTTCAGATGATTTTGATGCTTCTGATGGGTATATACTATATAACTCAGCAGGAAAAATAATTTATAGTCAGGGTTTTGATTTTCCATATCTTCAGAATGTAAAAGTGATTTGGAAAGCTGGTTATAATGATGATCACATTGAAATGTCGGATCTTAAATACCTTTGTTATATGGCAATTAAAAATTATGTAAATGCTCCAGAAAATTCCATGATGGAATCAGAACGTATGGGGAATTATACCTATAAATTAATGTCTCCATATTTTCAAAAAGAATTGAGGGGTTATTCTCCTCAGATATTTGAGAATTTAATGAAATATCGAAAGGTGGCTTTTGCATGAGTTATAATGGATTGTTAGCTCATAGATGTTCTATTTATAGGGTCTCTACAGATACTTCTACTGATGAGGGTTATACTACTCCTAAAACTTATGTTCTTTTAAAGGCAAATGTTAAATGTAGAATTCAAAATCTTTTTGAATCTTCTGCTGGATTACGAATTCAGACTTCAGGGATTACTGCTGAAAATGATTACCTTGGATTTTTTTTAAAAAATGAAGATATTCAAAAAGATGATAAAGTTGTCTGGAATGGTGCAGAGCTTTTTGTAAAACCTGTTGCTCCTTTATATGATAGTACAAAAATTCATCATAAAGAAGTTTATATGGGATTGTCTGAGACTTAATTATGTCTGAAAAAGATCCTGTAATAGCTGAAGAAATTATTAACATACGTAGAGTTGTAAAGGGCAGCAAGTTAGGCAAGCACATATCTGAAAATATTTTAATTCCTATATTACAACAATTAGATCCTTTAATTGATCAAATGCTTGATTGGATAGGATGGTATCTTAGAGAAGAAATAAAACATGTGTTGGCAACGGCTAAACCTTCAGGGTTTGTCTATACTGTTTATGCTGTAAATGAAAGTGCTACTTATGGAAAATATACAGAGATAGGCAAATATGAATCATCACAAAGAGGTGGCCCACCTATGTCACCGGATGTTGGTGGAGATCCTGATGTTCCCCAAAGTGGGAATTTACTTCGATCAATTAATTATGTGGTAAGTGGTAATAAAGTTATATTGGGGATTGAACCTAATGATACCTCATACCATCTTTGGTATAACCCTGCTTGGCCTGGAAAGTTATTTGTTTCAGAAGATACTGAACCAAGATCTTCTTCAGTTTATGGAGCAATATTAGATTCTCCCGAATATGAACATCAGCGACCATATTTTACTTCAACTATTCAACAGATGAAGGGTAAATTAAAAAAACAATTTAGAGAAGAATTTAGAAAAGGTGTTCAAAAAATAACAGGAAGGCCCACAGTTAGAAGGGCTATTGAAATCCATTTTAGATGGATTGAGGATTAACAATGATTGAAACCGATAGATACCTTGTACAAAAAGTCATTAATGATGCAACGTTAATTTCATTAATGGGTATAACAGTAAGTGATAAAAGGATTTATGCTTGGTATCCTACGTTTGATATAACTTATGAAAGTTCCTTTCCCTGTGCAATTGTTTATCGTAAATCTCTCAGAGGAAAGGGAGGAGAATGGTCTTATCCTAATCAATATCCAAGTATGAGTTATTATCTACGTACACTGTCAATAAGTCAAACAGTACTTGGTCAAGTGACTGAAAGGCTGATTGGTTTATTTGATGAAACGTATAAAGCTTATACTACTTCTTGGATAATTGGTAAAATTGAGATCAATTCAGTAGTGGATGCCCCGACAGAAGGAGATGCGGGAAATCCAATTTTTGTCAAAGTTGTTTCCTTTAGTTTTAGCAATGTTTTTAAAAATTAAGAAGGGCTGTTCCTATGGTGGATTATCAGTATAAGTACCGACTGGTTCGTGTGGTTTGTGAAGGAAAAATTAAATGCTGCAAATTTTGTGACGGTTTAGACTATGAAAAAAAACATGAGGGATTTTGCAGAAAATGTGGGAGACCTCTTGATAAAAAGCCAGGGGAAAATTGTAATTTCATAGTCGGTTATGTAGATCGTGCATTGAGGCCGCAGAAACATGTCAATTTTAAATGTAACTTGTGTTCAACAATAACTACTATTTAGGAGGAATTTATTATGCCGCAGTATCCGCTTGTCTTTGATTCGGATAACATATCCATCGGCCCTTGTTATGTATATTTTGCCGGAGTTCACGTAGGACATACTTTTGGTGGTGTCACGGTTTCAATTACTCAGAATACTTATGAATTGAAATCGGATCAATACGGTGAAACTCCTTTGAGGGTTTTGGATGCTGGTTTGGTTATGGAAGTCACAGTTAACATGACCGAATCCACTTTTGCCAACCTTAAACTTCTGTTTGCTTCCGCAACAGATGAAACCACCCACCTCACCTTTGGTAAACCCGTTGGTGAGCTTGTTACAACGGGTGAGCTTGTGCTGGAACCCATTGATGGGTCTGAGATCTATCAGGTCTATAATGCTGCACCGAATGTTGGTGGTGCAGTAGAGATAGCTTTTACCACTGATAATCAGCGTGTGTATGCTTGTCGCTTCATGGGTTTGATCGATGATCAACGTGTCTCTGGTGATCAGCTATTTCGTATCGGTGGATTCTCATCGGCTTAATATTGCCATAAAATGAGGTTCAGATCTACCGTTCAGAGAGGGGTCTATGTTATTTGCAACTATCCTTAACAGGCAAAGAAAAGTAGTGCGGTAATAATAGATCCCTCTCTTATATAAAAAGGTATTATTAAATAATGAAATGTGGTGGATGTACTCTTTGTTGTAAAACAACAAATATTGTTTATATGGATTCTCCTCATGGTGAATACTGTAAATATTGTATCCCCAATGAAGGGTGTATGATTTACCCTGATCGTCCAGATCATTGTAAAGTGTTTCAATGTTGTTGGTCTCAAATGAAAAAAGTCCATATTGATCTTAGACCAGATCAATGTAAAGTAGTATTTGAAAAAATCAATGATGCTTTAATTCTTGGTACTATTGATAATAAATTAGAAAATATTTCCCAATTAGTTAAAAATCAAATAGGAGCATTTAATAAAGAGGGAATATCTATATTTTTACAACAATTTAATCCTTATAAATTTATTTGTAATATGATTTATGGAGCAAATAAACAAGAAATTATAAATGCATTAGAGGAAAAAGCGAATGACTGCTCCAAGCTATACTGAAGACTTAACTGATGTATCTCTTGCTGATGAATCTTCTGGATGGGTAGAATTTACTGGAACTGATGGAGCAGGAGAAACATATAACGTTTGTGGAACCCCTGCTTATCAAGATAATGAGTATCCTTATATTCAAGGTAGCTATGCTGTAACTCAAGATACTTCAAAAAGTAGTGCTGTTGGATCAATAGCTATTAGTTCCGGTGGAATTACTGTACCGACTGATGGGGCAGTATTTGTATGGCAAAATTATTCTTCTCCCTTTGCTTTCGGAACTTACGCTCAAGGTGGATTTAGAATTTGTATTGGATCTGGTTTGGGTGATTTTGATATTTGGTATGTGGGGGGAAATGATAAAGAAAGTTATCCTTATGGTGGATGGGTTAACCATGTAGTAAATCCTACAGTTTCAGCAGATGATACCGCAGGAAGCCCAACAGCAACATTAGATTATATCGGTTCTGCTATATATGTTGTTTCTGGCCCTTCAAAGGGGGAACCCCACCAAGTAGATGCAATAAGATATGGTCGTGGATCTGCTATTTTTGAATATGGTGAAACTGCTGACTATGCCACCATTGCAGGATTTGCTACTCAAAATGACAATAATAGTTATCGTTGGGGTTTGATTCAAGCACAACCTGGGGGATATTTGTGGAAAGGTAGAATGCAATTAGGTTCTGCTTCTAATGCTGTTGATTTTAGAGATTCCAATGTGAATATCTTTATTGCTTGGACACCCAAAGTAACAGCAAATTTTAATACCATTGAAGTATTAAATGCATCTTCTAATATTGAAATGACAGGGTTTACCTTTCTCTGTCTTGATCCTTCTGGTACGGCATCAAAAGGAAGATGGATAACAACAAATGATGCAACGATTGCTTTAACTACTTGCACGTTTGTTGATATGTCCACCTTTGTTTTTGATTCTAATAGCACAATTGATGGTTGTAAATTTACAAGATGTGGTCAAGTGACTCAAGGTGGAGCAGATTTAGATAACTGTATTTTTGATGAATCCCCTGCTGCTGTTGCCTTATTAGTAGATAATCCAGATAATATAGATAATTGTACTTTTAATTCGGATGGAAATGGTCATGCTATAGAATTAGGTACTGCCTGTGCTGGAAATTCTTATACATTGACTGATTTTTTTGTAAGTGGTTATGCCACTTCAGATGGATCTACTGGAGATGAAGTTATTTATAATAACTCTGGTGGATCAGTAACCATTAATATTGATGGAGGTAGTGGTGTATCAGCCCTATCAATTCGTGGTGGAAATGTAACCCTTGTTGCCAATTACTCTTTTACTGTTACAGGGCTTGAGTCCGGTACTGAGGTAACAATTGTCACATCAGGAACATCAACTGTTTTGCACCATACCGAAAGTGCAGTAACTTCAGATGGTGATGGAAAATATCAAATAACCTATAGTCATGGAGGAGGTGCTACTGTTGATGTTTTAATTCATCATATAGACTATAAACCAGATATTTCAAATATTTACGGACTTACATTACCAGGGAACAATTCATCGGCAAAGGTTAATATGTTTGCTGACGAAAATTATGAGAACCCTTAATTAAAAACTAATTATCTATTAGGAGGAATTAATTATGGCTAAAGTATTTGATCCCACAGATCTTTCTCACATTGTTGATGCCAGTTGTACT